TATTCATCGGTCAGTGTCTCCAGCAAGGGGATTGACGGGTCATAGAGCGCCGTGCCGGAATAGTTCAGGTTGTCATATTCGGTTTTGATGAGCATGTTCAGCGTCTCAAATTGGCGGACATAATCGCCTGTTGACATCGTGCCGGCATAATCTTTAGGAAATTTCCGGATATCTTTCGGCTTTTTAGGTTTCCAGGCTTTGCGTGCCGCTTTGGCTAGTTCGACCGGATCGCGGTCAAATTTCACTTTATAGGTCGTTCCGTCAATTTTTATCGTTTGCATAGCTCAGACTCCATGAGGTAAGTATTGATCAAGTGTAGCGCCCGTTCAGCGCTTGTCAGGCCCTCATCCGGTTCGGGATTATTGATCGCATCTGATAGCGCGTCTCTCGCTTGCCAGAGTAGCGATTCATTCGAGCCGGTCATTTCGGCGGTTTCCTGCGCGCGCAGAATCGCGGTTTTGAGTTTTGCCATTGTTTTAATCCTCCTCTGTTAAATCACAATTCTCAATTGTGAATGAAATTATGTTTCCAAATTGACTAGATAAAAATTCTAGTTCTTCGCGTAATTCTTGCCATGCATCCGATTCACTATCGGCTTGCATATGCAATACACACTCAAAACGATAAGTCTTCACCATAAAGCCACTCCATGAGTTTCAATTGTCGGAATTAGACGCGCCGGTACGGGCACGCGCCGCGTGATATACCGGCCGTTAGCCGGCGGATAATCTAGCCAGCGGATGACGGCGCCAAAGTCATCCAGCCGGCCATATTGCAAGCGATAGCGTATCAATAATCCCTTCCCTTAATTTGAACGAAGCCGCCGGTATCCCGTTTTGCTTTGCCCTTGGCATAAAGTGCTACAACCACGCCGGCCGGCTCAATGTGGCGCACGTCAGTGTCATCGCCGTCAACGACCGGCCAGCCGCGAAATTCGGCCGGTATATCGGCTTGCTTTTGAAAAACGACGGCCGTACGTTTATTGGCCGGATTAATCAGGCCTTTGATTGAAATCGGTTTCGGCGTGATAGCGCTGAACGAATAAGTCAAATCGTAGTTGCCGGCCGTTTTGCCTTCGAGCTTGCGGCTCGGGTGCTTTGTGTAATCGTAGAATTGAACGTCAGCGAAAATTTGAAAAATTGTCTTTCCGTCAATCAGAATATTCTCAAACGGGATATCTGACGTGCCATTTGGGCGAACCAAGGGGATCAAGCCTAGTTTTTCCGCACGGCGTGCGTGCGACCATACGTCCGCACACATGGATAGCATAAACGCGCGTTGATTCTCACGGAAAAACGCGGTTTTGGCCGCTCTGGCGCGTTGCGTACTGTTAAACGCGCCACGGCCGGCCGATTTTAGACAGCCGTCAAAACAGCCGGCCATAATCGCGAACGGACAAAGCTTTTCATCCGGTACCAGGTAGCAGATAGCCGTCAGATATCCGATTTTCTCGCCCTTGATTGTTTTGGCGGATGATTCGCCCAAAACGCGGCGATAGGGTAAACCTTCACGTTTTAACTGTAATTTAAATGGGTTTTGCATTTGGTCGGTTCCCTTCAGTTAATTAGTAGGCAAGGCAAAGAAACAAAAAGACAGCAAGTGCCGCGAATCCTAGAACCGCAGCGCATATTTCGGCGATAGTTGGCTTTTCCATTATTTGACCTCTTCAATGTGGCAAGCGATACCGGCTGCACGGTAGCTCAAAATCAATTGCGCAGCGTCAACGTACTGCATTGGATCAGAGCGGCCGATATAGCTCGCAACGACAATATACTTTTCCATGTTTTCCCCTATCTGATTAAAAATTAGGCAGTTAATCGGTAAATCTTTGTTTTGCGACACTTCAATTATAGTTGACCCACAATAAATGTAAAGGATTATTTTGCATTCTCAAACGCTGTCGATTTGTCGCCAATCTTGGCTATTTGTGTCCGTCAAAAAACGTGGCTTGTGACCCACGGCAAATGGCAGACTGGTAGCGGCTTTTAGCATTTTGTGGGTCATGTTTCATTATTTCTGTATAGCTGATTTTTATGTTTATAATGTTATCATAATGCTAATAGTTCCTAGAATGTGCGCGTATGCACGCGCAGCGCAGCGATTTTAAACCAGTGGCAACATGACCCACATGACCCACATCTCAAAATGACAACAAAAAAGTTATCCACAGATTTGATAGCAGTCTGCTAATAGTTAGTGACCACTAACCTATCATGTTAGTGACCACTAACTTTGTAAGTGAGTACTCACTAACCTGGTTAGTTAGTGCTTACTAACTTGTCAGGCTGACAACTCGTAAGTGAGTGCTCACTAACCTGGGGGGTGGGGGGCCGGCGGCAGGCCGGTCACGAAAACGGAGGTTCCGCAAACAATTTTTTTTTATTTTTTTAAAGCGACTATTTGTGGGTAGCCAACATGACCCACAAATGCGCTAATATGCAGCCATGTTTAACTGCGGCACATTTATCTAAGCCATGCCACAAAACGCACTTGCGCCCACGCCGATCAATAGCCTGCGTCAAAGTGTTGGCGCCGACAACTACTCGACCGCGCCAACGTCTGGCGTAAAATATTACTCACCCCGCCCCGGCCTGACTTTCGTTGGGCAGGAGCATGGCGCGGGCATGACGTTGCCGCCCGACATCCGCGCCGCTGCCAGCCGGTACGGCGCGTACTATGAAGGCACCGGCGGCGACAAGTTGCCCGACGTTAAGTACAAAGGGTCATGGGACGACGCAGCGGCTAAAAGCGTCAAAGGTTACCCGTCAGAGTTCTTGTACACCATCTTTACCAACACCGACGTCAACAAGCAGAAAGAAGCGCTGCCCGGCAACAGCACCATATTTGACAGCTTGCTGAAGAACCAAGACAAGTTCGGGTACTTTAAAGACCGCAAGTTTGACCGCGCTACGCTGGCTAAGTTCTTAGAATCGATGGGGCCGGAGTTCTTGCAAGAAGCCCAGCGCCCGGCGTCAAAGGAAAACGTGGCTGCGTTCTTAGATCGCGGCGAAAACCTGATGTGGAACGCTGACGACACGCCCGCACGACAGATGGCTAATAAAGCCAACGAGTCGCGCCAACGCTGGCTGCTGTCGCAACCGCAAGGCGTGTATTTTGTTGGGTCTGACCACCTGCAAGACTTGAAACGACTGCAAGGTAGATAATACTTAGATATGTTCAAATCAATCCCATTCACCCCGCGTAAAGTGGAAGCGACTGAGTCACGCCTCCAGGCGATCTATGACGCTGCTGCGCTTGGACTGAAAGGCGACTCGTTAGCGCTGGCTGCTGGCATGCTGCCCACCGAGTTTAGGCAGCTGTGCGAACTGGATCCTGCTGCGGACATGGCTGCGATGAAGGGCCGCGCTGACTCCGAGATCGAGGCCAGCGCCCACCTGAGGGAAGCAGCTCGGTCTGGCGACAGTAAGGCAGCGCTCGCCATCCTGCAGCACGTCCACGGCTGGACAGCCCGTCAGGAGATCAGCGTGGACATCACGAACAAGATCAGCATCACGCAGGCGCTGCAGCAGGCGCAAGAACGCGTCATCGACGGTCTCATCACCGAACAGAAACCGGAGTATCTGGAACATGCCACAGCCAACGAACGCACTCGCACCGCAGCCTAGCAATCGGTTGTTAGACTACATTGTGCAAAATACGCCCGCGCAGTGGTTTCCTACTGCTGGACGGGTTTTTCTTGAGTCAATGCAAGGCAAGCGCGATCCAATTACTGAAGCGGATTTTTCACCGGACGAGCTTAAACAGATACGCCAAGTTATCGAATCGACGGAAGGCCGAGGCAACGTGCAGTACAAAGACTATGTAAACGCAAAAAAGAAACTGTTGCAAGAACGAATGGCTTTTGCGGATTTGCCGCCTTCTATTCTTGCCATTACCAATCCGCTGGGAAACACCGCCGCTACGCTAGGCCGGTTTAAATACGTTCGCGACGCTGACGGTAACTTGCGTGCAATTGACGATTACGACTTTAACCCCACCAACATAGATAGTTACCACCCATACGGGATACTGCGCAGATACGCGGGCGAAAAAATGCCGCCTGGCACTGGCCGGCCGGTAAACATCAACTTAGGTAAATAATGGCGCAACAGCCGATCTATGACGCCGAGGGCGAACAGCTTCTGATGTCGCGCCTCTGGGCGCCGACTATCGCTGACGATCCCGAGGCATTCGTGCTGTTCGCCTTCCCGTGGGGGCAGCCCAACACCCCGCTGGCTAAGTTCAAAGGCCCGCGCACCTGGCAGCGCAAGATACTGCGCACCATCGCAACGCACATCCGAAACAACCGAGGTCAGATGGACATGGACGCCTTGCGCCAAGCAATCGCGTCTGGCCGAGGGATTGGTAAGTCCGCGCTCGTCTCTTGGCTCGTCTTGTGGATGCTGACCACCCGCATCGGATCAAGCGTGATCGTGTCAGCTAACAGTGAAGCGCAGCTCCGGTCAGTCACATGGGGTGAGCTAACTAAGTGGCAGGCGATGGTCATCAACAACCACTGGTGGGAGATCAGCGCAACGAAGTTGACCCCAGCCAAGTGGCTAACCGAGTTGGTCGAGCGCGACTTGAAGAAGGGCACGCGCTACTGGGCAGCGGAAGGTAAGCTTTGGTCGGAAGAGAATCCGGACAGCTACGCCGGTGTCCACAACCATGACGGCATGATGCTGATCTTCGACGAGGCCTCGGGTATTCCGGACGCCATCTGGTCGGTCGGTGCGGGCTTCTTCACGGAACCCATCCTAGACAGGTACTGGTTCGCCTTCTCTAACCCACGGCGCAACCAAGGCTACTTCTACGAGTGTTTCCACGCCAAGCGCAACTTCTGGCAGACAGAGAACATCGACTCGCGCACAGTCGAGGATACGGACAAACAGATATATGAGCAGATCATTGCGGAGTATGGCGAGGATTCGCCGCAGGCTAGGGTTGAGGTCTACGGAGAGTTTCCATCAGCTGGCGAAGATCAGTTTATTGGTGCGAGTGCTTTCGACGACGCCGCCAGTCGGCCAAAATACAAGGATGAGACGGCGCCAATTGTTATCGGCGTTGACCCAGCTCGAGGCGGCGCGGATGCAACCGTCATCGTCGTCCGACAAGGACGGGATCTGATTGCAATCAAACGGTACCACGGCGAGGACACCATGACGACCGTCGGTCGGGTGATTGATGCGATCGAGGAGTACCGGCCTGCGCTGACCGTGATCGACGAAGGTGGTCTGGGCTACGGGATACTTGACAGACTTAAAGAACAGCGATACAAGGTGCGGGGAGTGAACTTCGGTTGGAAGTCCTCCAAGCCGGTCATGTACGGCAACAAGCGAGCCGAGATGTGGGGTGCGATGAAGGACTGGCTACGAACGGCCAGCATCCCTAACGACAGGCAGCTGAAAGCCGACTTGACAGGCCCCATGAAGAAGCCCGACTCGTCGGGTACGATCTACTTGGAAGGCAAAAAAGAGATGAAGTCTCGCGGGCTAGCGTCACCAGACGCAGCCGACGCCCTAGCGGTGACGTTCGCGTTCCCGATGGCAAGCCGAGAGTCAAGTTTTGAGCGCGCCTCGCGGCGCAGTGATGGCTACACGCAGCGACCTGTCGCTGCAACGGGCTGGATGGGGGCATGATGGCAACAAAACCTGGGCTGTACGCGAACATTCACGCTAAACAAGCACGCATTAAGGCCGGAAGCGGCGAAAAGATGCGTAAACCCGGCTCGGCAGGCGCACCAACGGCCAAAGATTTCAAGCAATCGGCTAAAACGGCTAAAAAGGGGAAGTAACATGCCACTGGTTAAGTCGAAATCGGAAAAAGCCTTTCGTTCTAATGTTAGAGCTGAAGTAAAATCGGGAAAACCCGTGAAACAAGCGGTCGCAATTAGTTACGCAGTTAAGCGCGCAGCGTCAAAACCCGCGAAAAAGATGAAATAAATGGACTATACCGGCATAAATAAGGCAGCAAAAGTCGCCGATATTGGCGGTAATCCGCCGCCCGAC